GTACAGAACTCTTCTCGCATTGCTGATATAGCTAACATGAACTTTACAGCAGAGCAGCAGGTAGCTTTAGAAAACTCTCGTGCTGCTAACACCATGAACCTAGCTAATCTGTCTAATCGTCAAGCTGGTGTAATGGCAGAAGCTGCAGCTATTGCTAATATGGACATGGCTAATCTTAATAATCGTCAACAAGCTGCAGTACAAAATGCTCAGAACTTTTTGGCAATGGATATGGCTAACCTTGATAGAGAACAACAGACTGCATTGTTTAGATCACAACAAAACATTCAAGCTTTGTTTACTGACCAAGCTGCTGAAAATGCTGCAATGCAGTTTAATGCTTCGAGTGAAAACCAAACCAAACAATTCTTTGCTTCATTATCAAGTCAGACTTCACAGTTTAATGCAGCACAAACTAATGCAGTAAATCAGTTTAATGTGAACTCTGTCAATGCTATTCGTGAATTTAATGCTAACTTGCAACAACAACGAGACACCTTCAACGCTACTAATGGTCTAGTCGTAGCACAGGCTAATGCTCAGTGGAGACAGAATACAGCTACACTAAACACTGCTGCTCAGAATGAAAGTAACATGCGGTTTGCTACAGACATTAATGGTATGACCTCAAAGAATATTGACGCTGTGTGGCAACGTGAACGAGACCTGATGAGTTATAACTTTACTTCTACTGAGTCTGCTAAAGACAGGGGCTTGAATATCTTAATGGCTGATAAAACTCTAGAGGAGTTAAAAGAATCTTTAGGCTATCAAGAAGATGTAGCTAAATCACAACTTCTATTTAGATTCTTATTTGGAAGTGAAGGTAAAGGTATTTTTGGTGGTTTATTTTAAAGGAACAATAGATGTCATACGCAAAACAATATCAAAATAGATTGGAATCAGCTCAACAAGGTGGTGTAGAAAACTACAAAGCAGCTAAGCTTATGAGTGAATCTAGGGGTCTTGTCACAAAAAAGACTCAAGATAAACTCAGAGGTATTGGAGAAAATCGTGAGGAGATGTTAGATCAAATCCTAAACCAAAAGTTTAAGTCTGCTAATGATGATGTTAAAACGGCTGAAGAAGAAATCCAAAAGTATTTGGCGAGTGTAAATAAAGATGCAGAAACACCTGTTGAAAAACCATCTACAGGACTTATGGTTAAGTCTTCTGGAGATACCGATATTGTTGACTTTATAGCTGAACAAGAACAATTTAGGGCTACACCTTATTGGGATGAAAAGCAATACACAAATGGGTATGGAACAAAAGCTAAAAGTAAAGATGAAGTTATAACTGAAGAAGAGGCACGTAAGAGATTAAATCAACAAGTAGAAGTTGCACGTAAAGCGGTAAAACGACTAGAAGAAAAATACGATGAACCTTTTACTGAGGGTCAAACTAAAGCACTAATTAGTTTTACCTATAACACTGGTCAGGGAAATCTGATGAAGTTAGCAGATAAAGGTAACAGAGGTATCTCAGAGATAGGCGACATGCTTACTGAGTATGTGTATGCTGGAAAGAAAAAACTTCCTGGTTTAGTTAAAAGACGTGAGCTAGAGTATCAAATCTTTAATGAGGGTAACTAATGAGTTTAATATTTAATGGGCCGATCCCAGGCCAATCACTTACAACTGAGCCAAAGGCTATGCCTTTTGAAAGACCGCCAGAGATAGTAGATCCTATTGAAGCATTAGATATGCACATTGACAATTTGTCTAATCCAGACTCAATGGAAGATGCTTTGTTCTTTCTTGAGATGGGGTTAGACTTAGTGTCGTTAGTAGAAGGTATACTTCGTAGTGCTGTTATGGAGGGTATCCATAGCATTGACATAAGTCTTATCATTGGTCCAGTTATACATGAACATATTAAAGCTGCTGCAATTAGAGCCGACATAGAGTTTAACGAAGGGTTTGAAGATCCTGAACGTGATAAAGCTATGTCCTATGAACGTGATACTATGAGAGCTAAGAAGATGCTTCGTAAACTTCGTGAACAAGAAGGTGAAGAAACAGAGGCAACTCCTGTGATGTCAATGACTATGTTATCAATGGAACCTAAAGAAGAAACAATAGAAGAAGAACCAATGGAGGTAGAGGAAGAACAACCTGCTGCACCTCAAGGTCTAATGGCGAGGGTATAACAATGGCATTTAAACTACGTGCACAAGGTGTTTTAGATTATGTCAACTACCTTGATCAACAGAAAGCTTTAGAGCAGGCTAGACAAGATAAAAGAGAAGCTTTAAGCTTTGAACTTATGTCTAAGTATGGAGTAGGTAGCTTTGCTGGTATGAATACTAAGTCAGGTAAAGCAAGCCCTGATGCTGTATCTTTTAGTGCTGCTACAAAATCTCTTCAGCAAAATTACGGTCTAGGGGATGATGTCTTAGCTCCAATATTAGCTTCTGGTGATAAAGCCGCAGCACCAAATTTACTTAAGCTTCTTGATGATCAGAGACTTAAATACGAAGAACAGAATCTTACTTTGCCTGACGCAGTAGTAAATCAAATAATAGAAAAAGCTGTGATTACTCAGCCAAGAAATCAACCTATAGATTATACTGAAATTGAAACTTATATCGGCAGAGAAATGGACTCCATGTTGAAGATGGCTCTTGATGCTGGAACTCAAGTACCCGGTCAAGTTTTATTTCAAGAACCTGCATTTGTAGAAACACCCGATCTTGAAGATTTAGATAAGTTTGAACGTAGGGCTATTGCATTTAATGAAACTCGTGCAGAAGAGGAACTGGGCGCAATTAATATTAGACTTGGTGAGTTTACAGATTTAGAAATACCTGCAGGATCAGACCTTGCAACTGAACGGGCTTGGTTGAGTAATCGTAAAACTCAAATAGAACAAGCTCAATCAGCTGCCAATAAAAAAATACCTTCTTATGCACCATTAGTTGCTCTATATGGAAGTACCTATACAGATCAATTACTGGACAGTTATAAGACATTTGAAGATGCACCATTAAATCCTGCACTGCTTAATGCTTCTCAGACACCTACACAAGTTCCTCAAAGTCCAAACAACTCCGTGTTAAAAAGTTTAATAAGAGCTGGTGTATTTAAAGAGGGTGATAAGGTACAGGTTACAGACCCTAACGGAAATGTAATAGACGAAATAACAATAACTAAGTAGGTAGCTATGGGAAATCTAAGTATTAGTGAAGTACTAGGCGACGAGCCTACTCAAGATGTTTTACCTAGTTCTACACTAAGTATTAAAGAGGTTACTGGTACGCCAAGTACATTGAGCCTCGGTGAAACTTTACAAACTCAAACACAAACTATACCTCAAGGTCCAGATAACTCTTCTTATGTGGATCTTGAAGGTGTGTTTAAAGAATATGGACGTAAGCTAATTAAAGAAGACATCGTAAATGATGATCGTCTTATGGAAGTTGTACGTTCTAGTCTTGAAAGTAGATTTACTCCAGGTGGAGTTTTAACTAAAGCAAGACGTGGACTTACTGGACTGGCTGGCGGTACTATTGGTGGGCTATCCTCTCAAGACTACCGTGAGATGTCTAATGAAGATGTCTTCGAGACTTGGCAAAACTACCAACGATCTTTTTCTGGTGGTCAAACAGTAACTACTGCAAATGAATTAACCTATGGTCTAGGTTCAGATGATAACATCAAGGCTAAACTTGGTGCTGGTTACATGCTGTTTGATCAGATGGATAATGCATTTACTGGTGAAGGTTCTTGGGGTGAGATGGGAGATGCCATGCTTGATTATGGCAAGGCTGCTGTCTATGACCCCTCTACTATCCTGTCGTTAGGTTTAGGTAAAGTAATTGGATTTGGTGCAACCAAAGCATCAAGTGCAGCTGCTCGTGCATTAATGATAAATGCAGCAAAAGACCAAGCTAAAAAAGGTGTAGCTAAAGCTAGTGCTACAAAAGCTATTGGGCAAGCTGTAGCTAAGTCATTATCTTATGCTACTGCTGATGCACTTATTGGGGCTGGTGTAGATGTAGCCTATCAGTCTCAACTTATTGATGTTGGTGTACAACAGGATTACTCTAAGGCACAAACAGCACTAGCTGCAGCAGGTTCTTTGATTGTTATTCCAACTCTGGTAGGGTTAGGTGCTTCCGCAAAAGAACTTCGTAAAAGTAATTTAGCTCCACAGTGGCTTGCCTATAAAGAGTTTGATGCTGATCTACTAAAGCTCACCCCAGAAGAAGCTAAAAGAAAACTAGCTAAGAGAGTAGACAAAAAGAAATTAATATCTAAGACCAACGACAACTTTGATGCCAAAACTTCTGACCCCAAAGAGTTTTTAAACTGGGAGGAGCTTAAAGTTCAGGCTGAATTAGGTATTGAGATGCGTGGCGAAGAGGTTATTAACCCAGAGTTATTAGACAGTTTTCTAAAAAGATTTTGGTTTGGTGACGAAAGTAATAATGGGTACTACCAAGCACTAAAAGATTCTGGTTGGGTAATTCATGAAGCTATGATGGAAGACAACACTGTAACAGGTGTGTTTGGTGAGGCCATAAGACTTCTTCCTGATGATACTGTTGCAAGTGCTATGAAGTCTTTTGAAAAATCTACGGGAGAAAAACTTGGCTTAGAGTACAGTGCTGATGCTTTAGCTGATACGTTTCAAAAAAGGACTAGCACAGCTGGTAGTATTCTTTGGACACCTTCACAACTGAGTCGTTTAGAAAGAGCTAACGTTAAAGCTGATGATGCTGTGGCAATACTAGGTGGTAAAACAAAGAAAGCAGAAGACTTACCAGCACGTCATCAATTTACTTTGTCTTTGTACAAGCGACTGCTGACCTCTCACCTATCAACTACAGGAGCTAACCTTAAGGGTTTTACTCAACTTGTTAGTCTTAACACTGCTGCTGACTTTGCTACAGGTGCAATAAACTTAGTTCAAGGTGCTGGTTATAGGGTGGTTGGTAACTTAGATGCAGCTGAAAAATATTACAACAGAGCTTATGGTTCTGCAATAGGTGCACTTAGAAAAGGTGCTGATGTATTCTCTCCAGATATTCCTATGGAGTACGCTGACAAGATACTTGCACTAAAGCCAGAGGTAGCTGAAAGGCTTTTTAAAGATATTGCTGGTGATGGTGGTGTTAGAGATGGTATTAAAGATTTTAATCTGGATAAAATTAAATACGACAACTTCTTTGCAGGTGCTGAAGATATTGAAAAGCTTGCTTGGAAGGGTGCCAATGAGGTTACTAAGGGTGCACAAGCACTAACTGGTGTTAGGTTACAAGATAGTCTAACTAAACGTTGGGCTTTTGGTACTAACGTAAACCAAGCTATCATGAGAGCTTATGGTGAAACACCAGAAAAATTCTTTGCTCGTTCTGATGCTGCTCTTGAGATGGCCTCAGATAAGTTTAAAGAGGAGGTGTTAGATAAAGCAGTCTTTAGAACTATGCGTGAAACTGCTTCTGTAAACTGGTCATCACTTCCTGGAAAAGAAGCTATGATGTCTGCTAGGACATGGGCTAAAGGTGTAGAAACATTAACTAATAGAAGTATACTTGGCTATATTGTACCATTTGGTAGCTTTTTAAATACTACTGTAGCAACTATGGCTGATCTTACTGGTATAAATGCCATGAGATTTGCTGTTAAAAAAGTTACTGGTCAAGAGCTAGACTTTGCTACCCGTGAAGGCGCTGAGTCTTTAGGTAAGATGGCAGCAGGTTGGTCACTTATTGGTATAGGTATTGGAGTTAAAGGTGGTGCAAGGGATCGTATTGAAAATAACCTTGCCCACAATCAAGATATGCAAGATGATGGATCTATTCAAAATAGACAGTATGATTGGCCAGCATCAACTATGAGGTTAATGTCACAGATAGGTGCACATGGTTTAGGTGACAGTAATAATATTTCTGACTTTGATCCTAGTCAAGTTCCTGCAGATCTTATTAAAGAACTTGGTATTCAGATAGGAGGTCAAGCTGTCAGAGATCTTGATGAAGTTGGTCAGGCTATTACCTATGCAGGGGAACAAATTGTAAATGAAGGTAACTACCAACCCTTTGTAGATATGCTAGGTGCAGTTCCTGCTAGATTTATCCAAGGTGTGACAAGGCCTCTCGATCCTGTCAATCAAGTGTGGGGAATGGTATCTGATGGTAAGATGAATCCTGATCTTCGTCAGGGTGGTGAAACTCAAAATCAAATGCTTCGTTATATAAATAATATAACAGGTACATCTAAAGACCTACCTACAAGAGCTACACCTACAAGAGGTACAGATTTTACACCTGATACAGGTAAGCAAATACTAGGTGTCAGGGGATTAAAAACCCCTAACTTAATTGAAAAAATGATGAACTCTGCAGGTAGACCTTACTGGAAAGCAATTCGTTTTGATGGTCCACCCGAAATAAAAAATAAAATGGATAACCTAGCTGCTCCATTCTTTGAGGCAACAGCAATTGAATACCTTAAGAAAAACCCAAACTACTTTAAACTTGATTTAGAAGATAAAGAAAAAATCCTTGATAGTATTGCGACAGATGTAAAGAAAGATGTTATGTCTGTGGTAGAGCAAGGTATGCCTCGTAGTATTAACATAGTAAGACTACTCAGTAGAAACAAAAAGAAAACTAAAAAAGTTATGGAGTTTTTAGATATTGAAGGTAGTCCTGAAGACCTGTTAAAACAAGACGGTGGACTACAACAACTACTTAAAATAAAAAGCCTTGTAGATAGTTATGACGACATATTCTACGGAGATCTTAACTTAGAATAAACTTAAGGGGGCCACTTGAAGCCCCCTTTTGTTATTCATCATCATCCTCTAACATGAAGTCAGCCCAATCATATGACTCACGCTTTATATCTCCTTTGTGAACATGCCCTGGAGATCTTGATAACAACGCAGCCATCGCTTGACCAGCTAAGTACCTACGAGAAGTAAGTGCTTTGTTTTTCAGCGGTGGCTTTATCTTTTTCTGCCTGTAACTTTTGGCCTCTTCTTCAAGACTCTTTTTGTTTTTGTTCATTCAACTTAACCCTTTCAAGGTTACGGAAGTAGGCTTTGTTAAAGCCCATCTCCCACTCCCTGTTCTGCTTCGTATTAGGTCTATGGGGATTACCTAAGTTGCCTTCCCTAAAGTCCTTTATGCCTTCTTCGTATGGCCTCATTTGTGTTTTTCCTCCATTGCCTCTAGCATTTTGTTTAAATACCATTCTGCTTTCTCCATGTCCTGAACAGGGTTACCCTTGTACATGTACCTGTGTTGATACTTGATCATATTACCGTGGCAATAACCAATGAACTGATCAAGGGTTAGTACCTGTTTGATATAATCAATGCACTCTATACCACCACTCAACTTGTAATGTGCTGGGCTGTTTACTGGGTCGTATTTCATTTAAACCTCTTTTGGAACTTCAAAACAATAGTATTTTACATCAGAGTTAGGTGAAGGTCTAGTGTCCATAAGTCTTTTTTTAAGTGGGGCTGCAAACTCATGGCAAGCAACCTGACTTGGAAAGAATGTATGATGACCTTGGATCTTATACCTATCTTCAAAGAACATTATGAGCACTAGAACATACATTAGAATAACCCTGAAATTGTTTCTAATGCCACTGGAATAACAAGGTCTGCTACAATCACAGCACCTGCTAAGAACGTCATTACTTCAAACATATCTATCTCCTTATGTTATGTCTACCATCTCACAGACATCACCTGTACAGGCCATTGTCTGCATTGAGACTGTGTTATCTTCCTTCTCGTAGTTAGCCAGCTCACTCCAAGCAATAGCAGATGGCATAGCAGAAAGCAAGTCTTTATAT